CCGAACCAGAGCCAGAACCAGAGCCTGAACCAGAACCTGAACCGGAGCCAGAGCCAGAACCTGAACCGATAGTAGAGGTAGAACTCCCTACACTCAATATCAGACCTGTTCCTAATTCTACCCTTCCCGCTCTTAAGAAAGAGGACGCAGACTTCCTCAGCAAACTCGCTTCGGGTGGTTTGTCTTTGGCTGGTATTGCATTACCCGCTCTCGCATTGCCTGCGATCGGTGGCATACAAATACCGTGTGATGGTAACACTCTACCTACCCGCGCCGATATCGTTAACGAGTTCAATAAACTTGCGCAGATACCAAGTAAACTACAGGTCTACATTGATTCATTGCCGGACATCAAGGCAGAGGTAAAGGCCGAGAAGACGCGACTAGAAGCAGAGGCGCGAGCGAAGGTAGAAGACTTAGACTCTGACGTACGGAACTTTGACATACAAGCAGAAATAGAATCTCAGATTGAAGGCGAGATTGCGCAGATAACAGAACAGTTACAAGGCATCATTGATCAGGTAGAAGAGATCATGGATTTGATCGCCGACATTCTATCCCCGTATTGGAAGAAGGGTCAGGTTCGCAACTGGCAGAAGGAAGCTGACGATGCATGGAATGAGTTGATACAAGAGTTCCATATCTTTATTCCTGCCAAGATGTTAGAGATGATCTCAAAGGTCATTCCTATCAACTTCAGTGTACCTGTCCTTGGTATATCAATCAACGTACTAAAGATACTTGAAGAAGAAGAACAGAATCGCATTGTCTCTCAAATCTCAGGTATGACCGGAGAATACACTGCAAAGATAGATCAACTAAAAGCGGACTTCGAAAGTGGTAAACTAGAACAAGACGCATATGATTCTGTGTTGAATCAACTAGACGAAGAGAAGAGTGCGATCATTGATCAGTTCTTCTCCTTGTTGCCGCCGGAGTACCAACAGTTCAATGGCGAGTTTGGTGTTGTCTGCAACGAATGGAAAGCTAAACTTACATGGCAATACATCAAGACCGAAATTGTCAAGTTCTGCACCAATGCTTTACACGGAGCCTTCGGTGCACTAATTGGCAAGTTCAAAGAGATATGGGATGCGTTAGGTCTACCTTCGTTAATTGATTTATTGAACTTTGACGTTGAGTCATTTATCAAGGCACAAATTGAGATCGCTAAACAGAAAGCAGAACAGTTTAAGACGGACGCTATCGCTGAAGTAGAACAGGTGCAGTCGGACATAGAGAATATGGACCAACTGATTCAACAAGAGATTGACGACCTAGAAGCTGACATAGACAACTTAAAGAAGGAGTTTGAACAGGAACTTAAAAACGCCGAGGATAGAATAAAGAACTTTGATTTGCAGGCAGAGGCATACAGTATGGTCATTGATCACCTTGAAGGTGTGTCATTATTTGGCATGTCTTTGTTGGATGTGATTGGTGGCGAAATAGAAGAGACAGTAAAGACCGCCGAGAAAGACATTGATAATCTGATCAAGGCTGCACGTGACTTTGCCGCGAACTGGGAGAAGGAACTGTTGAATATTTGGATCAAGAAGATCAAGAAATTCTTAGACGCAATTGGTTTAGGAAAGTTAATGGACTTACTCACTTTGACACTTTGCGATGTTTTACCGTTGATTGGCATACCAACTTCATTTGATGTAGAACTTCCTGTATAAATACAAAGAAAAGAGTTTAATGTAATGGCAAGCGTATTTTCAGTACAAGACGGAAACCTGCAGAATAAACCGATCACGGTAACTATTGACCGTGAGTATTCGGATATTGATTGCACGTTCGCACGTAAGACATCTGGCGACGTTTACAAGAAGACCGATGCAGCTGCAGTACGTCAGTCAGTCAAGAATCTTTTATTGACAGAGAAAGGTTCTGTACCCTTTCGTCCATACTTTGGAGGCGGGTTAGAGAAACTTTTGTTTTCTTTAACTACAGAGTTCGACTTAAGTGATATTGAAGACGTTATTAAACTTGCTATACAAAATGATGAACCTCGTGCAAAAGTACGTCAAGTTACAGCGCGATTTAACGAAACTAATTACAGTCTTAGTGTGAAGCTGGTTTTTGCTGTTGTGAATACACCAAAGGTCGTTACTATGGACTTAACCATTTTAAGGTCAAGATAAATGACAATCAACACATCTAATTTAGATTTTAGTGACATCAAGTCCAAATTAAAAACTTACCTTAGAAGCAGTGGTGAGTTTGAAGATTATGATTTTAATGCGAGTGGATTATCTAATATCCTAGATGTCTTATCATATAACACGCATATCAATGCGTTGATAGCAAACTTGGCCATTAATGAATCGTTTCTAACAACTTCTCAGATACGCGCCTCGGTAATCGGACACGCAGAAGCTTTAGGGTATTCTGTGAAGTCTCGCACAGCGGCTCGCGCCACGATAAGGGTTGAGTTAACAATAGAAAATCCTCCAGCTACATTTACTTTAAACAAAGGAACAATGTTTTTATCCAGTATTGATGATATTGGCTATCAGTTTTTGACAATAGAACCGTATACGGTAGATATATCTCAAGACAATACATTTATTTTTGAAAATGTGCAGATTGTCGAAGGTAAAATGAATAAAAGAACATTTTTTGCTAACGATGCAGACAATGTGAGTTATGTTATTCAAGATGAGAATATTGACACCTCGACCATATCTGTTAAGGTGAAGGACAATGCTACCTCGCCAAACTTTGTAGCTTATCATGATATTCAAACTGTTACTACCATTAATGACGATTCAACAATATACATGGTAAATGAAACTCCTAATGGATATTATGACATTACCTTTAGTGATGGCAATGTATTAGGAAAACGCCCAGTACGAGGCAATGTTATTGAAGTGTCATATATTTCAACAAATCACTTAAATGGTAATGGAGCACAAAAATTTACCCCGAACGACTTAGACGATGTTGTAGTAACTACATTATCACCATCCGCTGGCGGATCGGAAAGAGAGTCTTTAAACTCTATTAAATTAAATGCACCTCGCGCATATGCTGCACAGAATCGTTTAGTGACCGCAGACGACTACCGAGCTTTAATTCAAGCTCGATATTCAAACTATGTTCGTGATGTGATTTCGTGGGGAGGCAACGATAATTTGCCACCACAATACGGTAAGGTGTTCGTCAGTTTAAACTTTAGAGATAACGTCAGTGACGAAGTGATTGTGACAGAGAAGAACAATATTCGTCAAGAATTGGCTGCGAACCTTTCTATCATGTCTATTGATTTAGAATTTGTAGATCCACAAAAGACATATCTAGAACTTCAAACAAAGTTTAACATTGATCCCTTTAAGGTAACTCAATCTCAATCATTAGAGACCGATGTTAAATCATTGATTAACGCCTATGTCCGAAACGAACTAAACACGTTCGATGCAACATTCCGTCGTTCTAATTTATTGACGCAAATTGATAATCTATCTCCAGCCATTTTAAACTCTCGAATGACGGTTCGTATGCAACAACGCATTGACATACAGGGATTGATTGAAATAAAAGAAAAACAACTAGAAGACAACGGCGTTTTACCAGAAGACTTTGACACATACTACGAGTCGGATCATGTGGTAAACTTCCCTGTCTATCTTGCTCAACCAGACAAGGATGACTACACAGTAACGTCATCTATTTTCAAATCAAACGGACAGTATTTCGTTATTAAAAATAAATTAGGATCTACTCAGTTACAAATGGTAGATCTAAACGACGTAGTTAAGATTTCAAATGTCGGTAGTTATGACCCAGGCCTTGGTCAAGTAAAAATAAATTCTTTATTGGTGGATAAGGATGGTTTTGTGGGCAGTGATATTAAGATTAGTGCAACTCCAGCAAATCAAAGTACGGTCACTCCTTTACGTAACTATATTATAACACTTGATGAGGAAGTGTCAAGCGTTATGTCCAGAATCGATACGGGTGAAATTAAGGTTACATTGTAATGTCCGATCGTCGAACCAACCTCAAGTTTCATCAGGCCAAAGTAACTCAGGTACTGCCGGATTTCTTTAAGAGTCAGTACCCCGAATTAATTAAGTTTTTAAAGGGTTACTATAACTTTGCGGCTGATGAGACGGAATCGCCAGAGATAGAAAAATTATTTGATTTGCGCAATATCTCCTCTACGGATCTAAAAAACCTAGATCTGTTGATAAGAGAAATTAGTGATGGACTTGATACCGAATCATTTGCTGCAAATCCAAATGCAGATCCACGGTTTATGGCGAAACTTCTTTCGCAGTTCTATCGTGCGAAGGGCACACAACTTTCTGTAGAACAATTCTTTGAGGCGTTTTATGGTGAAGAAGTAGAAGTCATCTATCCTAAACGTGATATCTTCATTCTTAACGATAAACCAGGCGGTTCTTTGATTGGACCACAATCATTGAAACGTATTCAGGACGACCGAAGATATCAGATTTTCTCGATTCTTTTGAAAACGGGTATGTCTTTTGGAGACTACGAAGAACTATATAAGAAGATGGTTCACCCAGCGGGATTCTACTTAGCGGGTGAAACGGTCACTCAAGGTTCGGCTGACTTAGAACTTATGTCGGGGATCACTACTGATCCACTAGAACCACCAAATTATCCAGTTGTACTTGAGTCCACTGGACATATGAGTTTTGAACCAAGTTATGTTCTACTCGTTATGGAAGAGAACGATCCGGTAGATGCACGTACACAATCGCAGAAAGATGATGGTACAGGCATCATTGTCAGTTCACTTGAAACTCTTGACAAGTACGAAACAATTACATTGCAACAAATATCAGACGACTTTACTACAGTCGCGAATTGGGCAGGCGTCCGACCACCCACACTAGATGATGGTACATTAGATCTCTCACAATCATACGAATATCTAGACACAGAACAACACGGCGGATAAAATGACAAGAAAAATTCTAAACACGGGTCAATCAGCAAACGACGGTAAAGGCGATACGCTTCGCGAAGCTAGTGAAAAGATTAATGCTAACTTTCTAGAACTTTATGAAATCACAAAATTAGAAGAGGGCATGTCCTTAGAGTTTCTATCTAAGTATGTGACTGACTCTATAGACAGTGCTTTTGATGGCGTTACATTAGACGAAGTCGTTGCAAACACTCATGCTATTAATTTGCTTGACGTTCGTGTCGGGGGACATGATACCCAAATCGGTGGGTTGGTCCAAGAAATTCAAGATATCAATGACCTTATTGACAACTCTGAGATTGGCGGTGTTGGCCCGCAGGGACCAATCGGAATGCAGGGTCCTCTTGGCGGCCAAGGTGGATTTGGTCCGATAGGACCTCAAGGTATTCAGGGTCCTCAAGGCATAACGGGTTTAACCGGAAACCCAGGCGGTGTTGGCCCGCAGGGTAATCAGGGACCACAGGGTATAACGGGCCTCACCGGAAATCCAGGCGAAGTTGGCCCGCAGGGTAATCAGGGACCACAAGGCATAACAGGTCTTACAGGAAATCCAGGCGAAGTTGGTCCTCAAGGTAATCAAGGACCGCAGGGTATAACTGGATTGACGGGAAATCCCGGCGAAGTTGGTCCTCAAGGTAATCAGGGTCCTCAAGGCATAACAGGTCTTACAGGAAATCCAGGCGAGGTTGGTGCTCAAGGACCACAAGGTTCTCAGGGTATAACGGGTCTTACTGGAAACCCAGGCGAAGTTGGAGCACAAGGGCCACAGGGTTCTCAGGGTATAACTGGATTGACAGGTAATCCGGGCGAAGTTGGACCGCAAGGTGTTCAAGGCGCAACGGGAACCACTGGTCTAACCGGAAACCCAGGCGAGGTTGGTGCTCAAGGACCACAAGGAAATACTGGACCTTTGGGGTTACAGGGAAACCCAGGCGAGGTTGGTGCCCAAGGTGCAACCGGCGGAGCAGGTCCACAAGGACTGACAGGAAATCCAGGCGGAGTTGGTGTTCAAGGTCCACAAGGCGCCCAAGGCCTAACTGGACTGACAGGTAATCCGGGCCCACCAGGCCCACAAGGTGTTCAAGGAATACAGGGTATAACTGGTCCACATGGTCCAACCGGAAATACGGGCGATCCGGGCCCTAAAGGACCAGCGGGTACCACGCCAGGCCCACAGGGTCCTATCGGTAACACAGGCGATCCGGGCCCTCAGGGACCAGCGGGTACCACGCCAGGCCCACAGGGTCCTATCGGTAACACAGGTGAACCTGGCCCTCAAGGATTGACGGGAGAACCGGGCCCTCAAGGAGCACAAGGCGTTCAAGGTATTCAGGGTCAGACTGGTAATAATGGCCCACAAGGATCTCAAGGTAGTACTGGTCCACAAGGACTTCAGGGTCAGACTGGTAATAATGGCCCACAAGGATCTCAAGGCAATACCGGACCACAAGGTCTGCAAGGACAGACTGGTAATAATGGACCACAAGGGGCTCAGGGTAATACTGGAGCACAAGGTCTGCAAGGTCAAACCGGAAACAATGGACCACAGGGTCCTCAAGGTGTTCAAGGTGTTCAGGGCATAACAGGCCAGACAGGTAATAATGGTCCACAGGGACCACAAGGTGTTCAAGGTGTTCAAGGCATAACAGGACAGACAGGTAATAATGGGCCACAAGGAGCACAGGGTTCTCAGGGCGTTCAAGGCATAACAGGACAAACCGGAAACAACGGCCCACAAGGCGCTCAAGGTAATACTGGTGCCCAAGGTATTCAGGGCCAGACAGGTAATAATGGGCCACAAGGTTCACAAGGACCTCAAGGTAGACAGGGCATCCAAGGACAGACAGGTAACAATGGTCCCCAAGGTTCACAAGGACCTCAAGGTAGACAGGGCATTCAAGGGCAAACCGGAAACAACGGCCCACAAGGTTCACAAGGCCCTCAAGGTAGACAGGGCATTCAAGGGCAAACTGGTAATAATGGGCCACAAGGACCACAGGGCAAACAAGGCGGTACTGGACCAGACGGTGCTACCGGCGCTACCGGAAAACAAGGCCCCACTGGAAAACAGGGTGCCACTGGAGCAGATGGACCACAGGGTCCCACTGGAAAACAAGGCGGTACTGGAGCAGATGGACCACAGGGCCCAACTGGAAAACAGGGTATCACTGGACCAGACGGTGCTACCGGCGCTACTGGACAACAAGGCGCTACCGGAAAACAAGGCCCTCAAGGAAAACAAGGTGTTACTGGACCAGATGGTGTTACTGGACCAGATGGTGCTACCGGCGCTACTGGACAACAAGGCGCTACCGGAAAACAAGGCGCCACTGGAGCAGATGGACCACAGGGCGTTACGGGTGTTGCGGGTACAACTGGTCAACCGGGCCCAGTTGGTGGATTCGGTAACGCAGTGTTGTTCAACACGT